TCGAGGCCAGAGGATCTAACGGAGATACGCCAGGGGCTGCGGATGATGGGCCAGGGGGCGGGAATGGCCACCCCGGCGGAAATGGGAGCAAGCCTGCTACCTGACTATGAGATTTACCCTCATATCGCCGCGATAGACGACGCTCTTGTGCGGCTCGCACGCCGGGACTACACCCGGCTCATGGTGTGGATGCCACCTCAGCACGGCAAGAGTGTCCTGATTTCCAGGATATTCCCCGCATGGTACACCGGGCACAACCCCACCCACCGGACGATTCAGATTGGCTACGGGCACAGTTTCGCCAAGACGTGGTCACGGGCCAGCCGGGATCTCCTCATTCAGTCTCAATTCCCGGTCCGGGTGCGTACGGATATCAAGGCGGCGGATCATTGGGAGTTGAAGGACTACGAGGGCGGGGTTATGGCGGCGGGGGTGGGCACGGGCATCTCTGGGCACCGGGCCAACTTGATGGTGATAGATGACCCGATCAAGAGTGCCGAGGAGGCCGTCAGCGAAAACTACCGGGAGAAGGTGTGGGAGTGGTGGCTTAGCAGCGCCAAGACGCGGCTACGTGAAGACGGCATTGTGGTGGTGGTCCAGACGCGATGGCACGAGGAGGACTTGAGCGGGCGGCTGCTGGAGGAGGAAAAGGGCGACTGGGAGGTACTGCGGTTACCAGCATTGGCCGAAGACGATGACGCATTGGGGAGGCCAGAGGGGGAGCCACTGTGCCCAATGATGTATGGGCAAGCGTATCTGAACAAGGTGAAACGGCAGAATACCCCATACTGGTGGGGTGCTCTATATCAGCAGCGACCAGGGAAGCACGGGTCGGTATTGTGGGGCAGCGAGCCGTTTGGGCAGGGTGTGTGGTTTGACGAGTGGCCAAACGACCTGATTATCCGGGTGATGGCATTGGACCCCAGCAAGGGGGCAGGGACCAAGGCCAGCGATTTTTCGGCATACGTGATGCTGGGTGCTCGGAGGGATGGGACGTTGTGGGTTGAAGCGGATATGGCCAATGACCGGGGGCCAGATCAATTAGTCAAAGATGGGGTAAAATTGGTCCAACGGTTCCGTCCAGAAGAGTTCATAGTCGAGTCGAATTCCTTCCAGGACCTGCTGCGTCCGTTGTTTGCATCGGCATTTAAGCGGGCAGGCATGTTGGTAGCCACGCCCCGTCCGATGTATAACACAAAGAACAAGGGCGTGAGGATAGAGCGGCTGGATGAGTATATCAGGAGCGGTAGGGTGCGATATCGGAAGACCGATGGGACTCGGCGGCTGGTGAAGCAGTTGACGGAATTCCCCATGGGGTTACACGACGACGGGCCGGACGCGATGGAGATGGCACACCGGATGCTATCCATGATGGTGGGCGGCGGCCCGAATCGTGAAACAGTAGTGGGGAGGGTGACGCTATGAAAGCCAACGTAAAAGAGGCTCGGTATCGTGCAGCCATAGGCAGAATCTCGGACAGGCTAGAAGAGAATCTATCAGTGGTCGGTGACGGCCTGGACGGGTGGACTCGGCTCGGTGGGGTAGGTGCGGAGCAAAAGGGATATACGGGATTCGATACGGAGGACGAGCTGACGGAGGCCCGCCGTATCACCAGAAATCTGGCATTTACGAATGAGTTTGCTATCTGCGGGGTAGAGAATCGCATCAGCTACATTATTGGGCGTGGGTTTGAGTACAACATTGTGCCTCGGCCTGGGATCGACGTGGCCGAAACACGCCTGGAAGAGCTGCAAAAGCAGTTGGACGAGTTCTTGGAGTCGTCGGACTGGTGGGGTCGTCAGGTGGAGACACAACGCCGTCTAGACAGGGACGGCGAGGTATTCTTGCGCATGTTCGACAGCAACGAGGGGTTAAAGATCCGCTATGTTGAGCCGGAGCAGATTTACTCACCCGACAAGACAGCCATACCAGATCCGGCCAAGCTGTTTGGCGTGCAGGTAGACCCAGAAGACGTAGAGACGGTAGAGGGATTCTGGGTAGACGAGGTATTTATAGACGTCAGCGAGATCCAACACCGAAAAGCAGGGGTAGACCGAAACGTCAGGCGGGGGGTGCCGTTATTCTTCCCGGTGGCTGCATTGCTACGGCGGGTGGAGACGATTCAGGAGAATATGGACCTTCTCTCAGCTCTACAGACTGCGATTGCCCTGGTGTACGTCCACAGCGAGGACCAGAGCGAAGCATCAGTCCGAGCCTTGTCAGATGGGCTGGCAACGTATGGGGAGACGGTAGCCAGGGACGATGGGGCGACAGACGTGCGGAATGTTACCGACTACCCACCTGGTACGGTCCTGCGGCTGCCGGCCAATCAGAAAGCGGAATTCCCAACGGGCGGGGTAGACCCGACGAAGTTCGTGGCGGTGAAACAGTCTGCCCTACGCGCAGTCGCTGCGATGGTAGTTATGCCTGAATTCATGCTCACAGCCGACGCAAGCAACGCCAATTTCGCTAGTACGATGGTAGCTGAAGGGCCATCGGTCAAGATGTTTGAGCGGCTGCAGCAGTCCACCGCAGAGGCCGACAAGGAGATTCTGTGGAAGGTCTTCAACGATAGCCCAGAATTGAAACTGCAGGTCGACATCAAGGCGAGTCCGCCGCGGGTAGCCGTCCGAGACATGGAGATCGAAGCCAGGGTGAATGAGATTTACCGTGCGGCCAAGGTGAAGTCGGTCCAGGACATCACCGCAGAGCTGGGGCTGGATTACGAGGAGCAGCAAGAGCTGATTGAAGCCCACGAGGATCGTCGGCCCGATGTGTTCCCGTTGGTGATGCCGGCCGGTGGTGAGGAAGACGACGAGGAAGAGGGCGACGAGGAGGAGGGCAATGGCCCGGACTCTGAAGACGAAGAGTAGAAAGCGACAGGCGGGCATCTACGCTCGGACGAATTCGCTTGAAGCCAAGATTTCGCGTCTCATGTCCCGGAAGGAATCGCAGATTCTGGGCATGGCCATGAAGGACGCCACCAGCACCGAGCTAACGGCTGAGCTGGAATCCGTTGTGCCAGAGACAATTGCCCTGGTCACGGACACTTATACGAAGCTCATTCAGTGGTCATATAAGCGGGCAGCCAAGGATCTTGTGGCTAGCCTGGACCCCGTCTATATCAGCCGCATGGCATTGCGAGCCATGAAGCTAAAAGAGGCTGTGGACCCAGACGAGCTGCGAATGAAGCTCACCCAAACGGACCTCATTCCGTCTGGCGAAGAGACTCGGTATCTGGCCAAGGAGGTAGTCTTTCCACCGCTGGACGCTGGCACGGTGAAGACGATCCTCGAGAGGTCTAACTGGGGAGATGGGCTGACCTATGCCCAGCGGCTAGAGGGCTGGGGCAGACACGCTGATTTTGCTGGTATTGCTAGTCGTCTACGGTCTGGTATCGCCGCGGGGCAGAATGTCACGGAGCTAGAGCATTCGCTACGCCCGTTGATGGATTTCGACTATCAGGCTAGGCGGATTGCCCGCACAGAGAGCCTGCGGGTAGCAGAAGCGGCCAATCGGGAGACATGGAAGGACCTCGGCGAAGACATGGAAGGCGTCCAGATTATTGCCACGATTGACAGCCACACCCGCCCAGAACACGCTGCACGGGATGGGGCGATATTTACCAGGGACCTAGACGGGCAGTATACAAATGCCGTTTGGGGGCTATTGCCCGACCTGCCAGACGAGCCGAACTCTGTGCTACCAGGGAACTTGTGTCAAGGGCGGGTGCAAGCAGCATCAAAAGCCAGGTATTCTGGGCAAGCCGTTGAACTGGTAACCGATGCGGGCTGGCGGTGTACCGTCACGGCGAACCACCCCGTAGCAACACCAAGCGGATTTGTCGATGCCGGTTCGATTGCTGAGGGTGATGAGTTGCTCTGTCACAGCGGTCAGACTGAGAGGTTTGGTTCTCGGCGCAGCGTGGATCACGTATACGACCCGCCAGCCCTGATCGAGAATATATTTAAGTCGCTTTGCCAGGTGGGGACGCTTGTCCGCACCCCAGCAGCCATTGGAGACTTCCACGGCGAAGCGGCGTTTTATGATGGCGATGTCGAGATTGTAACGATACAGCGGGTGCTGTTGCCGAACAGGCATCCCGCGTTCCATGAGACAATCAGCGATTTTCTGTTCAAGAACACCGATCATCTTCGAGCTGAGCGACCGAGCTATGGCCATCTTCCTAAGCCCCGAGTCGGTCACGGTCTTCCCCCGGTGTCCGGCGCCACCGGCAGCGGCAATGCTGGCACAGTGCCCGTCCCGAGCGTTGCGGATCTTCGCCGCATCGGACCAGCTTCGCAGCTTGACATTGTGCTTGGCCATGCGATCCGCGAGGAGGCAGCGGCTGTAGCCGGAGTCTTTGCTCAACTGGTAGAGCGATTTCCCTGCACGGTACTGAGCGAAAAGGTCGTCAAGGTTCGGCACTTCAAATACACGGGTCATGTCTTTGACCTCCAGACGGCAACAGGGTACATGGTAGCGAACAGTGCCAGTGTACCTAATTGTCGTTTGGGGGGCAAGGGCGGAATCCTTCTAAGTAATTGCCGGTGCTGGTCTACGCCGGTGCTGGTGGATGCAGGGCCGAGCGATGTTTTGCATACGGAAGCTGACGAGCAGTGGCTAAAGGACCACGGTTTCGCTTGACAAATAGTCCATTCCTGCTACATACTTCGGACAGACAAAAGCAACTATCCAGGACCGGACAGGGGGAGGCGTCATGGGGCGTGGCAAACTGGAAGAGGTTAGTCTGGGCTTGGCCGGTAGCGACGAGAAGCCAGAAGCGGGGCTAGTCCGTGGCGTCAAGATCCTGGGCTACAAGTCCTCAAACAAGCGGAAATACCCAAAAGCGGTGGTATCCCGGGCGATGCCGAAATACGAGGGCTGCCGGGTCAATATCGACCACCCGCAGAAGGAAGGCCAGAGCCGCAGCTACGCCAGCCGATTCGGCTCGCTAGTGAATGTTCGGCTCGGCACCGATGGGATGTACGGCGATCTGCGGTACAATCCCAAGCATAAGCTTGCCCCCCAGTTTGAGTATGACGTGGAGAATAGCCCTGCGTCGGTTGGGCTGAGCCATGTGGTGATGGCCCAGTACAAGGTGGAAAAGGGCGGCATGATGAACGTGACCGAAATTGACAGGGTGGCGAGTGTTG